AAGTTATAATCGAGGTGAAGGGATACAAGACAGACGTTTACAATCTCAAGATAAAGCTAGTCCATGCATTGTACCCAGGAATGAAGATTATTGTCGTGCCGTCAAAGGATATGAAAAAGGAAATAGCAAACCTGCCAAAGCAGGAATAGGTGGTAGCATTGAAGAAAACTAAGCTAACACCTGACCCAGTTAGAGATCCACCGAACAAGTCAGGTGGAAGTTATCAATGCCCTGGGCCTCATATGATTATGCCTGCGAGAGCCTATGGAGATGATAGGTTCAACCAATACCCTATGACATTCAGAGCCTTTGCTATTTGTTGTAGCCATGCAAACTCATGGACGGGTGTATTCTTCCCCAACCAACTCTACATTGCCAAGGTATTACAATGCAGCCAACAAGCAGTATCCCAACACATGAGGAAGCTACTTGAGTATGGATACATCGAGAAACTAAGGAATGCAGATATCAGAAGGAACTACGGCAAACGTGGAGCATTGTGGAGAGTTATCTATGACCCTACAAAGTCCTTGGATGATTGCATTGCTGGTCAACCTGCACAAGATCGTGACCCTGAGATGGAAGCGGAGATAGCCAAGCATACCCTCAATGTTGCCAAGAGTGGAGCGAGGAGAAAGAGTATAAAGGCTGTGGATAAAGATAAGGTAAACAAGGTGGGGATTGTACAAGATGTATCTAGTAAGAGTAATGGTATGGATACAAATAACAAGATGGACGTTGTACTAGATAACAAGACCCAGCTAGTAAATAACTCTATTAAATTAACTAATATAAATACTATAGGGGAAATTAAAGAAATAGATTGTAGGAAACTATGCAACGCATATGGCGAGATACTACAAGAGCAATACAACAAACCATGGAGTTATGACATGAGACAGATGAGTATTGCAAAGGAGCTGCTACAATCAGGTTATACAATCCTATCATTCATAGAAGATGCTAGGAGTGTTGTTAAGTGGAAGAGGGAGAAGAACCAACAACCTCCATATTCCTTACAATACTTCATGTCTAGGAAGGTATCACAACAACAAGCTAAGAGTGGTAAGGATGTAAAGGATATCATCAAGCATATGTCAAACAAGATGAGGTTACCCAAGTGATACATAACCCAAAGGAACCTTTAGGATTTGTAACACCCAGAAATATCATGTGGGGGTGTACAAAAATGTCTACATTTAATGCCATAGAATGTAGGCATATCAACGATTATGGCAAAAAATCGACCCTCTGGGGGGCTGGCCTGTCGTATACGATAGGGGGGTTTCCCAAAAATATTTTGGGGTTTTCAAAAAAAAGAAAGGACAAGCTATGAAAGTAGACAAACTATTTGACGTAGTGCAGCCAAAAGAAACGGACAAGCTAGACGAGAGTGGCAAACCCGTAACTAGATGGCAGAACCTAGGCATTGCTTTCTATAAGGATGGCAAAATCACTGGGATAAAACTTGAAGCCTTACCTGTTCCTGATAAAAACGGAGAGATATGGATAAGGTTATTCGAGAAGAAGGAAAAACCAGGGATGGCTAATCCTGGGGATAGTGGAGGTGATCCATGGTCATAAAGATGGTCAAGAAACTTTGGCAGGGCAAGTATGTATCTGTTAGAGATTACGAGGTCAAGCAGGCCATTGTTAAGGGTGGCATGAGAATAGAGCATGGAAAAGATATGATGCAGCTAAATGTAGACGAGTTAAAACAACTCAAACCTACAGGAGCAACGCTTCAATCTAAATATGGAGGAACGTATAGGTTAGTAGATATAACCTTCAAACCTCTTACCGAGCATCCAGACCAAGGGAGATTGTGGTAATGGGAAAAAGGGTAGTGCCGCCTGTTGGTAGATTTGGTGGAGTGGGTAATATCCGCAAGAGATTGCGTGGCTCACAGATAATCTACGACAATCGTGATGGACTAGCTACTGAGATGTTAGGTATCGCGAAGGCAAAGATAACTGATATTTTTGATTGGAACGGCAAGAAACTTGATTTGAAGGATGCTAAAGATATCCCTGATCATGCCTTGGCCGCCATCAAGAAGATTAAGATTACGCCTACCCAAAGCGGTGAAGATATCATCGAAGTAGAGCTGCTTGATAAAGTTAGAATAATGCAACTGCTGGCGAAGTCCGCTGGACTATTAGATACCGAGAAGGACGCGGATAAACCAGCGGTTGTTGATATACAAATGGTAATGCCAGGAGAGGAGGTAGAGGATGAAGAAAAAAAGTAAATATGAATATCTTTTATGGAATGCATATCATACAGTTATAGTTATTTTATTAGCTGGATTATTGATTGTGGAAGTAGCTGAATATTTTAAACATATTAAGTTTGGAGTTTGTATCTAATGGAAGGAAGTGCCGTAACTAAATTAGACTTTAGTGGTAGTCCAACTGTCGCAAAGTTTATGAAGTCATCAGGTTTTGTGAGAGGGTTACTAGGCCCTGTAGGATCTGGAAAATCTTACGCCTGTTGTGCTGAACTGTGGAGGAGAGCAGTCCAACAAAAACCCTCTCCAAGAGATGGTATCAAGTATTCGAGATTTGCGATAGTCCGAAATACACATCCAATGCTAAGAACGACAACTTTAAAGACCTGGCTTGAACTTATGCCAGAACATATTTGGGGTAACGTAAAATATGCTCCTCCAATAACTCACCATATAAAATTACCAAGCAAGGGTAATGCAGCTGGAATAGATTGTGAGGTTATATTCTTAGCCTTAGATGACCCAAAGGACGTGCGTAAATTACTTTCTTTGGAACTTACGGGTGCATGGGTCAATGAATGTAGAGAGCTGCCTAAAGCTGTTATAGACGGCCTTACGCATCGTGTTGGTAGATATCCAACAAAAGCAGATGGAGGCCCAACATGGCATGGAGTTATACTTGATACTAACCCATGCGATACAGATCATTGGTATTATCATTTAGCAGAAGGCAAAGATAGACCCAAAGGTAAATATGCCTGGGAGTTTTTTAAGCAACCCCCTGGTGTGTTAGAAGTAGATAACGATGAGGTTCCAGAGGATATGCCTGAAGCAAATGGATTTTTGCAATCCGCAGGCAAATGGTGGCGCACAAATCCAAAAGCAGAAAATATAAAAAATTTGCCAACAGGATACTACGAGCAATTACTTGGTGGTAAGCAACTTGATTGGATTAAATGTTATGCTCAAGGCTCTTACACATACGTTCAAGAAGGAATGCCTATATGGCCTGAATACGATGACACTACTATGGCAAGAGATCTAGAAGCAGAACCAGGGGTTCCTGTGCAAGTAGGTATTGACTTTGGATTAACACCCGCAGCTATCTTTGCTCAAAGAATGTCTAATGGTGTTTGGCACGTTCTACATGAACTAGTTACATTCGATATGGGTCTTAATAGATTTGTATCTATGCTCAAAGAAGAAATGGGTATTTTTTTTCCTAAGTATCAATTCATGGTATGGGGTGACCCTGCAGGTCAACAACGTGATCAGATTTATGAAACAACTGCATTCGATCACATGAGGACTATGGACATCCATGCACGTCCATGTGCAACAAACGATTTTAAAATTAGACGTGAGGCTCTTGCTATACCCATGCAAAGATTGATTGAAGGTAAGCCAGGGTTTTTAATAAATAAAAAATGTGAACGTCTAAGGAAGTCTTTATCAGGTGGATATCATTTTAGAAGGGTATCTATGGGAGCAGGTCAAGAGAGATATAGGTCT